AAGCAGAAAATCATGTATTACCTGTTTATTCAATCGGTGATGTTTTACCTGTAATTGATGGATCAACACCAAATGAACCACCAGCTTGTGAACATGGTCATTTATTAAAGCAAGGTGTATCTAAGGCTGGAAAACCTTATTATGGATATGTTTGTAAAGACAAAAAATGTGATGCTAAATGGGCAAAGATTACCGCTAATGGTAAATGGTATTTTGAAGGAGGTGAATAAATGGGTTATGTAGAGATTATCGATGGCTCTGGATTAATGGCAACAATTGAAAACGATGCGATCAAAGTAGAGCCAACGACAGTTCATTGCGATTTGTGCAACGATGACAGATTACTTCGTGAGGGCGATCTGCTCAAGTGCTATTCCTGTCATTCAATCAATCGAATTCCGTAATGCCTAATTACGAATACGCTTGTGATAGAGAGGGGTCGAGTATTGTATTGGATCTTCCAATGGAGCACGAAATCCCTCTTTGTCAAGTATGCGGCTTTGAATTAAGTCGTGTCTATACAGCTGTGCCAGCAATCTTTAAGGGATCAGGATGGGCTGGTAAAGGTGGTTAAATTCAAATGTAATGGCTGCTCAGGCAATACGGAGTTTATCTGGCTTGAAGGTTATTCAGCAGCTGATGGCTTTAGGGTGTATCAATGCCTGCGTTGTAATTGCATTGGAACAAAGAACTTAGCAGAAGCAACTGACACTCAAGAGCCTGTTATTCGATGCACTAAATGCGGATCATGGCAGTTTGTAGATCAGGTCTGTCATACATGCGAATTGATTGCAACTAAGAAACAAGCGTAAGACACGCGATAATGTTATTAGATTTGGAGTAATGTGATACCCTTAAACGCAAATTCGCTTTCAGAGCGAAAGGGCGATCTGCGAAGCAGAAAGATCGCAAGGTTTGGTTTGGTGATATCTCTGTTCATTGTCATTAACATAGCCTTTCTAAAGATTGATTCCGTTTATGCTGATACAACTAATAATTACAGACAATGGGCTTTCATACAGCTTAACGACCTAGATCAATTCTACTGTTTAGATGAATTAAATTTTAAGGAAAGTAGATGGAACCCAAAGGCTAAAAATGGTAGTCATTATGGTATTCCACAAGGTAGGTCTAAGTGGTTATCTACAGTTAATGGATATAAACAAATTGATTGGCAATTGAATTATATTAAAAAGCGTTATTCTAATCCTTGTAATGCTTTAGCACACCATAAGATTAAGGGATGGTATTGAGTAGATCAGCTCTAAGAGATAGCGGTAGCACCAGACAATGGCGCAAGATAAGGGAACGAATACTTAGGAGAGATGGCTATATCTGCCAATACTGTGGTCAAGAGGCTGATACTGTAGATCATGTGATACCTCGTAGATTAAATGGTTTAGATACCGACGAAAATTTATTATCAAGTTGTAGAAAATGTAATTTATCTAAGGGTGGGCGGTTTTTTGTGCGTCAGAGAACACCACCGACCCCCCGTTCCTTTTCTAACCCACAAAACACCTCAATCGGGCACGAACCGACTGGATCGAATTGATAGACCTTAAAACGGGAGAGATCCTTAGCGATCAGGCTTACTCGGGATTAGGAGGTGTGCAAACACCTCGTATTCATTCAAAACTCAATGATTTACCTTCAAAAGGTCAAGAAATAATTGATTTTGCTACCGAACTTGGCATAAACCTTATGGAATGGCAAAAGTTTGTTTGCATTCATGGACACAAAGTCCGAGCCGATGGTAGATGGGCGCATTCCGAACTGGGATTGATCATGGCACGCCAACAAGGTAAGAGCACTTTGATGATGCTCAGGATTTTGACTGGAATGTTTGTGTGGGGTGAAGGCTTACAGCTTGCATCAGCTCATCGACTTACAACTTCTCTTGAAACCTTTCGACAAATTGTTGCACTAATTGAAGTTAATCCAAAGTTGGAAAAGGAAGTAAAGAAAATCCGTTGGCAACATGGTGCGGAGGAAATAGAATTATTTGGCAATCGGCGGTTTGTTGTAAAGGCTGCAAACAATGCAGCTAGAGGATTAAGCAAACCAGAAACAATACATCTTGATGAGTTACGCGAATATAAGGATGAGGATGCTTGGTCATCAATGCGTTATTCAATGATGGCTGCTAAAAATCCGCAGGTATGGATTTATTCATCTGCTGGAGATCAACATTCAGTAATCTTAAACAAACTGCGTGAGAGGGCGTTGGTTTCAGCTACAACCAACGATCCGATTGGTTGGTTTGAGTGGAGTGCCGAACCTGATGCGCCAATTCTCCTTCCGTCGGGAGAAATGAACTGGCAGGCATTTGCTCAAGCCAATCCGTCCTTAGGGATAACAATTCATCCCGATAACTTAAAAGCAGTCATTAATGATCCGCCTGATATTGTGCGAACTGAAGTTTTGGCTCAATGGGTAGATACAATTAATTCTGCAATTGATGCTCAAAAGTGGGGATTGTGTCAGACTGATCCAATACCTTTAGATCCTGAAAAAGAAACTTGGTTTGGGTTAGATTTATCGCCAGATAGAAAGTTTGCTGCTCTTACTGCGACCCAGAAACTTGCTGGCGAAAAGTTTAATTTGGTTTTACTTCATACTTGGTCAAATGATTATTCAATAAACGATTTAGCAGTTGCAAACGATATTGCTCCTTATGTAAGAAAATATAATGTTCAGACTGTCGCTTATTCCAAAAGAACTGCACAAGCCGTCGCAAGTCGGTTAGTTCCTGCTGGAATTCCCATTACAGATATGGATGGGGCGATATACGCTGAAAGTTGTGATCGATGGCTGGGCGCAATAAATAGCCACAGGTTGCAACATGGTGGGCAAGATGAACTTACCCAACAAACGCTTTCCGCTGCGAAACTGCCCTATGGGGATGGGTCATGGATCATCGGAAGGAGAGCAAGTCGAGTGGCAGTTTGTGCAGCTGTCGCTTCTGCTCTAGCAACTTATTTTGCGACACAACAAGAAACGGAAATTGATATACAAGTCGGATAATTTGGATTTATGGTATATTATGTGCTAATGGGATTATTTGATCGTTTTAACACAAAGCCAACAATTACAGCAACAACTGATGTAGCTGCATCTTATGCGCCTTACAATTTACAAGCTGCTGTTGGCGGCATATTCTTTGGAACACAATCTGCAACTCGTGAGCAAGCAATGTCAGTTCCTGCTGTTGCAAGAGCAAGAAACATAATTTGTTCAACAGTTGGATCATTGCCAATTGAAACTTACAATCATTTTACAAAAGAGCATTTACGACCAACAAGAGTTTTAATGCAACCTGATACACGAATTCCGGGATCTGCAACTTATGCTTGGATTGCTGAGGATTTATTATTTCATGGTTTTGCTTATGGTCAGGTTTTAGACAGTTATTCAGACAGCGACGGCGCAAGAGTTAGAGCATGGACAAGAGTATCTCCAGATCGAGTTACTTATCAGTTAAATTACAATCAAACTGAAATTTTATTTTACAAATTAGATGGTGAGGAATTACCGCTTTATGGAACAAACAGTTTAGTAATTTTCAGCGGACTTGATGAAGGTGTATTAAATCGAGCAGGTCGCACAATAAGAGCAGCGCAAGAATTAGAAAAAGCAGCTGAGATGTATGCTAAAGAGCCAGTTCCAACAATGGTGCTTAAATCAAATGGCACAAACTTAACACCAGAGCGAATTACAAGATTACTTGAAAGTTGGAAAGCAAGCAGAGCAACTCGATCAACTGCATTCTTAAATGCTGATGTTGAATTACAAGCGTTAGGTTTCGATCCTGCTAAATTACAATTAAATGAGGCACGCCAGTATTTGGCTTTGGAATGCTCACGCGCGGTTGGTATTCCAGCAAGTTTTGTATCTGCTGAAACTACATCAATGACTTATTCAAATATGACAGCTGAAAGAAAAGCGTTGATTGATTTTTCATTGCGACCAGTATTAACCGCAATTGAACAAAGACTTTCAATGGCTGATTTTGTGCCGAATGGTGTTGAAGTCAGATTTGATATTGACGATTTCTTGCGTGGATCTGCATTAGAGCGTGCGCAAGTTTATGAAATCCTAAACCGCATTGGCGCAATGAGCGTTGAGCAAATACAAGAGGAGGAGGATTTGATTCGATGAGTAAATCATTAAATATCAATTTCCCAATAACACTAACCGCAGCCGATAGTCGCAAGCGCACAATTTCAGGAACAATTATTTCATGGAATGAAAAAGGTATGACAAGTGCTGGCGCAACATTATTTGAGGAAGGCAGTATTGATTTTTCAAAGCCTGTCAAATTATTACTTGAGCATGATCGCACTAGACCTATTGGTAAATTAATTGACATTACAGCTGACGACAAAGGCATTCAAGCAACATTTAAGATTGCAGGAACAATTGCTGGTGATGACAGCATGCTTGAAGCAGCCGAAGGATTACGCGATGGATTTAGCGTTGGCGTAGTTGTAGATAATTTTGATGCAAAAAAAGGTGTAATGATTGTTAAAGCGTCGAGGCTCATGGAAGTCAGCCTTGTTTCTGAACCAGCCATTAACACAGCTCGCGTTTCAGAAATAGCAGCTAGTGAAACACCAGAGAATTCCGAAGCAACCGCTGAGGAGCAAACAAAAACACAGGAGGACATTGTGTCAGATACACAAACAGCTCCTATCGCGACCGAAGCGGTAGAAGCAATGAAGTCTGAGCCTGTGGCAATTCAAGCAAATCAACCAGTTGCTTATACAAAGCCACGCTCACCAATTAACACACAGGCTCGTTTCTTAGAGCACTCAATCAAAGCATCACTTGGAAATCGTGAT